CGCCACGTTTATTTAAATCTTGTTCTATTTTGTCTATTATACTATTCCAGGATTTTGAACCGGCAGTTCTTTTTGCATCAGCCTTTACTAATGCGTCTATCTCACCCTTGCCTCCAAACATTTGGCTAAGTCTTTTTTTGGACTCTCCCGTGAACGATTTATAGTCAAAGGCTGCTGTACCCCCCTGTAGTTTAGCGTTTGAAATTGCCGAGATTATCCCCTCTAAAATATAACCTTCTACCGTAGATTGAGCACCCCCTTCTTCAAAAAGATTTTTCATACTTGATTCAAAAACGCGATTTTCGTTAGCATTTATAGGATCAGCGTCTATTAATTCTTTACTACGTATTTTTGCTACTGTATTCTTGATAGTATCGGTTAGACCAGATTTTGTTTCGTCTGAAACCACCTGGGCTATACCCCCAGTAGCCACATCATTCTTGCCAACAAAAAACCCCTGGATAATACCTTTTATGTCAAATTTTTTATCTGTTCCTATTTTGTCCTTACCTGCTTTTTTTCCTTTTGCAAAAGCAGCATCCATCTCTGGACCCACTTGGGACTGAGCTTGAACACCAAGACCCTTACCTCCCGATTTCGGGATGCTTAATTTAGGTTTAGTTTTACCAGACGCCGTTCTTCCTATGATCCCGGCATTTGCCTGTTCTTCTGCCGTCATCGAGGAGACAAATTGGTCTCTTGACAAGCTTTTAGACTTTACACCTTTGATATCAGGGTTATTGATCGTAATTTGTTTACCCTTGGGTATCTTATAGTCTCTATCCTCTCCTTGTGTCGGTCTTAAGAAAAATCCACCAATAGCTCCTGGGTTTATTTGTACAGTCCCTCCACCGGCATACTTATTCTCATTCATAGCCGCAAGTGTACCAGCCCCAATCTTATTCACACTACTCTTGCGAATAACAAACTCACCCGGAGTTAACATAGCCGGTACAGTGTCCCTATTGCCAGTACCTGGAACCGTACCCCCACTAGCAAAGGCGTGTATCTTACCGCCCTCGTTTTTCTTTGTGATACCGGCCCCAATACCGCTTACAAAGCTACCGATACCGCGTGTAAATTTAACGGCAGCAAAGGCAGTTATCAATGGAAGTATTGGTTTTATAGCATCAGCCATAGCAATAAAAGCATTTGCAATTCCCAGCAAGCTTTTAATCATTATCTGAAAACTTGCCGTTTGAGAAATGTCTCTGACCAATGCAAGAAATTTTTCCCTGGTTTTTTCAAACTGTACTGCCAAAGATTTTTGAGCCGCCTCTGCATCCTTATTTAGGCTGTTCCCACCCGCCAGAGCAGCCTGTCTAGCTTCTTCAGCAGTAGCAAACTGTTGTAAGAGAGGAATAACTTTGCCAATTTGTCGGAAACCACCAAGCTCCTCCGCTATCTGAACAAATCTAAGATCCCCTTGCGGCAAGTCTCCAAAAGCCTTACTTAGCCTTCTGACGGCTTCATAGGGGCCAACAAATCTGCCGTTTAGATCGGTTAATTCTACACCTAGCTGTTTCAAATAACTAATAGTCGCCGGTCTTTGAATACGAGTAAAAATCGTTCTCAAACCAGTAGCAATGCTCTCCGCGTTTTCACGGGTTGTAGCGCGAACACTAGTAAACAGGGCAATCAACTCTTGAAGATCCCCACCAGCCTGTTTGAATACACCGCCTGTACGACGAACTACACTGATTAAGTCTCCAGACTCTACGGCAAACTGACCGGCTACAGCATTAATAGCCCCCAGTTGTCTCTCAAGTGCTCCAACACCCTCTCCAAACTGAGCTAGAATAGCAACAGCCCCTTCAGCCGTTTGCGCAATATTGTCAAACGTAGGAGCTAGGGTTGTTTTTGCTAGGGCTGTCAAGGCTACATTGAGGTCACCAGCTTTAATACCCGCCTGAGCTAGAACTCTACTGGTTTCTAACAAAGCCGTAGAAGAAACACCTAATCCAGTAGCTAAATTAGTAATCGTTTGTGTAAGTTTACCAAGCTGCTGTACCGATTTGCCAGTCACCTGAGAAATCTTAATAAGTTCTCTTTCGAACTTAATAGCTTCATCAACTGCACTAGATATCTTACTAGCAAAAAGACCAACTGCTCGTGTAGCGATATTAAAAGCAGCAAACTTCTTTATTGACGCACCAAAAGCCTTGCCCATATTATGAGCGGCTGTTGTAGCCTGTTGTGTTTGTTGCGTAATCTGCTTTATCTGTTTTGTAGCTTGAACGCTACCAGTAACACTAACAGGTATGTTAACCTGCCCCTGAAGCTGACTTCGGAGCTGATTAACAACCTGCTGTGTGTTCGTTGGTGCTCGTAGCTGTAGCTGTGCAGTCAGTACGAATTTAGACATCTATAAACCTTTTGTCTAGAGACTACACGCTGTCTTTAACTATCCGTGGTTTTCTTTTTGGTTACTTTTTTTCTCGTTGGCTTTGGCTTTTCGTCATCTACTTCCTGATATAAACCTTCTCCATCTAAGGGGTTTCCATCCAGGTCTACTCTGTTTCCATCTGCATCAATATAATAACCTTCTTCACTGATGAGTCTCCCTTTTATGTCCACTCTCTTTCCATCGTCGTTGATTAGTGACATTTCATCATCGACCATAGACTTGCTTTTAAGCCACCTGTTTTCTGGTAGATTTTTCTCAAAATCAGAATCTAAAGCGTAGAGTATTTCGGCTAACGCTGAGGCCGCAGAAAACGCTATCTCGTCTGAGCTTTTTGAATTATAATCTACTATATCTTTATACACTTTTTCGCCAGCTTCTTTAAAAGTACAATTTGCCACTAAGAAGTCAAACCTAGCATTGTCAGCAAGGGCTTCCGCAGTGTTTTCCTCTAGGGCCATCTTTTCTGAAATTAAATCTCTGAGTTTTACCCGTTCCTTTCTGATATCAATTGCTAACTTTTTTCCCTCTTCTTGTTTGGATTTTCTTTTACCACACTCTAAATAGAGCTTCTGTTCTAATTCCGATATTTTACTTACAACTTCTTTTTGTTGGGTATCCTTTTCCTCGTCCCATATTCCCCTTTTGCGCATGAGTTCTGTTAGCTCTTTTTTGGTAATAATGTCGTCTGTTACACACTCGTTCCAAGCTTTGGCTCGAACTCTGTCTGCCCTTTGTATCGTTTGATTGTCTGGTTTTTGAACATAAATCTTAACGGGGGTTTTAGCCTTGTCTGCAAACTCGACTGTTACTTCTTTTTTCATAGCTTCTTTGTCCTTCCTGAAAAATTAAATAGATTTTACGGGGATAAATACATTGTTCTTTAGCCAGGTAACGTCGTATTGACTCAACTCCGCATCGACGTTGCGAGCCTGTGTATTGCCCCTGTCCAGTATTTCCGATCTTACCTTTTGGTAAAGATCCAACATCATTTGTTGTTCGGGAGTAATCTGATCTGAATCAGACTCCCACAAAAAACCCATATGCTCCTCTATACTAGAAAGAGCGCCTATCATTGTTGTTTCTACTTTTTTCTTGAGTATCTTAGATAACCTTTCTTTTGAATCGTTTTTGAATTTATCACCACGTTTCTTTTTATAGTCAGACTGTTGTCTAACCANGTCGTTAAAGTCTTCCACTTTTACCTACCTCCCTCTAAAGTTATCCTTGAACATTTGATTGGATTTATCTTGCATTGTTAATTTTACATCCTGGAAGTCTAAATCTGAAACCGCTTTACCTTTTGATCTAACGGTTTTTAGTCTTTGTTTTCTAACCATGTCTCCATTAATATCATTAAGAGACTCTACTCTTTTAGCCTCTTTTCGGTCAGAAGCCATAACGAATATTTCGCCTGAATTTTTAATCTTCTCGTTCTTTGTGTCGTTTTCAAACTCTGACTCAGCTCGCTCTTTATCTCGTTTTTTACGTTGTACTATAAACCATCCGTCTAATAAGTCGTCGTCTTCTATAACATCGTCTGTTGGGCAGTCCATAGACTCTTGTATGTTTTCATACATTTTAGACCAGACCAAGAGATTTTTCTGGTCTACAGAAAGCTCTCGGTCTTTTTGTGAAAATAGCTGGATACAATTGGTATCCCTAAGCGCCCATAGTGACCTCCAGGGTTCTTCTCTTGCTATTTCTCTTGTTTGCTTTTCAGTTAAAAGCTTTCTTTGGAAAAGGCTCAAAACAAACTCCATTGAAAGTCTATTAAAATCATACTTCTCTCCACCGTAAAACGTACATGTTTTTATGTACTCATAAGATCTAGCCACTGTGGCTACACCTTCACAGGTATTCTGAATAAATACATTTTTTCTGTTGGATTCTTCTGATAGCTTTTTCTCTGCCGCTCTTATGTATTTACGAATTTGCTCACGCAACCCAGCTTGGTTTCTGTTGTTAAAAATTTCTACTTTAAGTTTCTCTAAGTCTTTTTCTACTGTTTTGATTGTGTCTTCGTCTTCTCCTGTCCATAACCCCCTAGAGTCCATCCATTTTAGGTTTTCATCCTCTGTCATAAAATCGTCTTCAATGGCGGATTCGTATGCGATGTTATAAGCTTCGTTTAACTCCATTTCCCCCTCTATCGTTGGGGTAACTATTTTTAGCCTTATCCCATCGTATTCTATGAAATACGCTCCAGACCTCACCCTGGAAACAAAAAGCTCCCGCTCATAGTGTTTCATGGTTACACCTATGGCGGGAGCTATTCATTGTCTCTTGTGTCCTTTCCTGAAAAGCAACATGACGCACTTGCCACTATCCCAATGCTATCGCAAGTCACGTTGCCAAAACCTGGTAATTATTCCTCACCAGAATTAAGTATTCGAGCCTAGTCCTAGATTCGTATAATTAAACCCAACATCTAGATTATCAGGGCTTTTATGTTGTACGTCTAGGTCGTTAAAGTTAGTATAGGAATAGGTAGTAGTCACGTTTCCACCACCAGCGTCACCCCCTCCGTAGCTTACGCTTGAGAGTCTGTTCTTTGTTCCTAAATCGAAAGCATATCCAGCCCTCATATGAATGAAAATCGTTTCTTCAGCAGTATTGTTTCCTACCTTGACGGGGTCTGCATCGAAAGATGGATTACCTTTTTCACTCGCTCCAACATAATCGCCAAGAGTTGTGATGGCTTCGATTTCACAAGAGACCTCGATGGGAAAGTTGGCAGGCCGGTAGTAAGGAACCTTACGCCCAAGCTCAAGAATTTCCTCTCGGGAAAAGTCGGTACTAATACTTATGCTCTGAAGGTGAACAAGAGGTTCCGCAGTTCCAAGGTCTGCTGTGGTCGCACCGTTTGCTGCACCCGCGCCATTAACCCCTTGGATGCCTTCGGGAAGGATAGACGACACGAGAATAACATCTTCGCGTCTTTGTACCCCTCCAGCACCACTACTCGCTGGCATATCTAATGAATCGAAGGCAAGTAAATCATCCGCTTCCATCTTGTGGTCCAATACGTCGGTAAGCCATTCCTTCTCGTTACCAACAAGGGTCATAGACTCCGTACAGTTACCGTCTGTAGGAATGGAATAACTAACACTAGATACATACATACCAGAACAATGGACTACAACCTGAGCCTCTTGACCAGTCAATACCCCAAGTACTTCTTTGGCTAGAGCGTTTTCGCCTTCGTCAAAGATACCAAGCCTTAAATCTGTTCTTTGTTTTGATCTATTTGCTAACTTTTTCGAACCGCCAAACACTCCAGTGGTAGCCAAATGGTAAAGCAAAGGGTTTCCATCCAGAACCTTCTCTAGTGTTACTTCAATGTCTGGAGTACCCTCGATGTTTTCGTAAATTTCAAGCTGACCAAGCTCAAAAGCTTGCTCTAGGTTAAAATTAGTAGTCATGCCAACGCTTTGCAAGCCGTGAACCACCTGGTCGGGATTTGGACCCGGTACTACACCACATTGGTTAAGGCTCACCCCTTGGCAGGCGTAAAATATTCTTTTGTTAGGCATTTTGATCTCTCCTTATGGAAATAAAGGTTACATTAAATTATACACAAAAAAGGCTTTTAAATGCTCGTCTTGATACCCTCAGTAGTAAACCTGACAACACCCCCGTATAGCTCACTCCCAAGAAATACCATCTCCTGTGTACTTCCCTTGGTAAGTCTTAGTGAAATACCGCCATATTGATTTACCAAAGACGGATACCTTAAGGCTCCAGAGACTGGAACCCCCCTATAGTCTAATGGGAACTTAGAGGCTGCATTTATTGAGTTGCTATGGAAAAGCTCTATCTTTTTATCGTTTTGAAATGAGACTATATCCACCAGCTTGTTTCGAGTCATCTCATCTTCAGCGATGCAGTGGAAAATAACATCTGTATACACCCATTGCCCACCACCAAGTTGATACCCCTTAAAAGACCTACCCGGAGCTATTTCTATGGCGATTGCAGGCAACTGTAATCTTGACTGTGGCGGCGTATCCCACTCACCCTCTCCTTTACTAGAAAATGCAGAAGTAGGCTGATAAGTACTACGTTGTATCTCTCGCAACCAAGGTACATTATTGGCATAAACAAGATTTATCCACTTGTAGCTATATTCTGCCTGAACTTTAGACCCCGTTGGTATAGCAGAATCAAACACTACACGACCATTAAAGTAATCTACGTGGTGTCCATATGTACCAGTCGAAGTAATAGGATGAAAAACATCGTCCACATAAACCCCAGAAAGTCCTGGGTTTGTATTATCATCACCAACTATAGGGTTTGGAGAATAAGAAATTCCACTTTGCCAAACCCAATTTTTTCTAAAACCCTCCCAGACCTGACCTGTAGCATAATTGTCATCAGAAGAGAGTCTTAGATTGCTCACGTCTTCACCGTTTGGCGAAGTTTCTCCAAGTTCTACATTAAAATAATTACCCTTTTCCAGCAGGCACCAATCAAAGTATTCCAACAGACCGTCCTGAATTTCGTTGCTCAGGGTGGTGTCGTGTACCGATGTAAAACCTTTGAGTTGTGAAACCATTTGTTTTTACCTAAAAATTTGTTTGAATAGATCTTCTAGCGCCTTTTCCCTACCAATAAAGGCCCGTGTTATAAAGTTGTTTTCTGCCGTACCGGAAAATTGAGGAGGAACCCTCCAGGCTCCTTGTCTTACCATAATTCCGCCCTCTGACCTACCAGAATCTGACTTTGGCTCGTATTTGTATCCAACCACAATCGTGGTATCGCCCTTAAGCATAAGCCACTCTAGAAAGTTTAACCTTGCAAAAGGATAGTTTATTATCGAGCTAGCTGAAGAAATGATGTTATTGAAGTCTGTGGGTTGTATCTCTATATTGAGTCCACCTCTTAGTTTATTATCTACCTTTAATATTTTAACGTCTGTAGCCTGTATGACGGCCTCTGCTATGTCGTCCAGTACTCGAACCCCTTGACCCCCAACTAGACCAAATTGAGCATTAAGAGACAAGGAATCGCCCTCTGCTAGTAACGATGCTATCTCTGGCTGGACCCTAATCCACGTTGGGATAAGTCTCCGTAGAAGCATTTTGGCCTTAACCGTGTTCTTTTGTATGGTTTTGTTTATATCAATGGCGGCTGCTTGTAGTATGCGCCTCTCTATTTCTCTGTCGTTTTCAAGTATTTTAATGGATATGGACATTATGCGCGCTCCCAGAAACATCCAAAGTATCTATTTTGCCGTAGTCCCATTGGGAACGGCTCTCCTGTGCGCTGAAATCTCATTTCTTTTTTATCTTTTATATCTTTGTGAGCTATCAACTCTTTCGCCCTAACTATCTTCCCCAGGTCTGACGCAAAGAATATTGTTTGTATGGAATTATCAGGTAGGACAATGTTTCCACCCGTTTTTACAAAGCTTTTACTATCCCAGTAAACTTTAAGTTTGATGTCTTCAGTCTTTTCCACCTCTTTAATGACCTTGTTTTGCCTTTTGTACTGCTCCGGCCCCCGTTTTCTATGTGAATTTATAGATTTGTTACTGGGGATATTATCGAAGGTGTTGGAGATTTCTTCGAACTTTTCCACATAAACAAGCTGACACGTAACCCCAAATATGGTAAATGTAGAATCTACCACATCGTAGTACTTGTCAAAAACACTTTCTGGGATTGAAACGGGCATACTAAATTCCTATGCTAGGTAGTGGAGTCGCCGGTGTAGTATCTAACACCGCTGAATCTCGTGTCCAGCCTGGAGAATAGGGTTCCAGAAGACACAATAAGACCCGAAGGTTCGGGGTTATAGTCTTTGTACTCCCCTGTTTTTTGCACACTGACAACAACCGCACCGTTAACGATGGTGGTTATTGAACTATGAGCATGTGTTATTACGTCAGACATGATTTCTCTCCACAGAGTTAAAAGTTAATACTGATATCATATTTAAAAATCCTACTGTATGTATACACCTAATTGAAATTTTAATACGTTTGAATCTTACGTTTGGCCTAATCTACGAACATTATAAATGGACTATAAACGTCTCTTTTTATCGTACAAAAAACGATGTCTGAAGCACAAGAGACTATGTCGTAATCGACCTCGAACCCTTCTGTACACAATAAGCATGGGCTTGTATCAGCAGTCGTGGCCCCAGATGGGGAATTTAGCAAGGCATCAGTTATTGCTAACATGGTGTAGGACGCGGGGCTGCTGCTTAAATCAATAGCTGTAATAAGATACGGATGGGTTTCTTCGTATGAACCTGGGACGGGCAACTCCATATCGTCTATGTAAACATAATCTCCTACAAGAACCCGAGAGAAGTTTTCTTGTAAAGACACGGACATAGCTACGTCGTAATACGGTCCAGTTCCACCGCAATCGCCACCGCTACCGCCTGCGTCGGGTTTTGTCATTTCACCAGTCGCTACAACCTCTTGATATTTTTCTTTTCTTAAGTCGGTAGTCATTATTGTAGATCCTGTCCTATAATAAATCCGTCGAAGCTGGTTCCGGTGCTATTTGTACACAAAAATCCATAAACATCAACACGTGATCCGCCAGTGCTCATAACCGGCACTAAACCACGATCCCATTTTATTGAAGGGCCACTAGCCCAAGATACAGTTTTAGCTGATGCATTTTGTGTTATTCTTAAGATAAATCTCTGGCCCCTTTGGGCGTTTGAGAAGCTGATTGAAGTAACGTCAACACCTAGAGATACATTGTGGTAACTTCCACGACTTAGATCCAAAGCGATGGTTGCGTCTTCTACTGTGGGGGTATCGCTAGCTGGTATAGCTTCGTTTACATACACCCCTTCTTTGATAGCTAGTGTTGATTGTTCGCCGTGAATGCCTCCAGCAGGGTTAACGTTCCACGTTAGGACACAGTCAGTGTTGAAGCCGCTTGCCTGAATGAATGAATTAAGAGAATGTTGCAACTTAAGAGTATGGAACTTCCCCGCGCCTGAGAATGAACAGTCTGCATCACCGTAAACATTGCCACCCATGCCCCCGATGTTCCAAACATTAATGTTGCCGCCATGCGCCTGAATCCCACTTGTCGACAAATTCCTTGTTATGGTCGCTCCACCCTGTACTATGAGGACTCCACTGTTATCAGCGGCACTGTTCCAGTTTCCTAACGTTTCCTTCGAGCTGGGTTGTGCTGAATCATCCGCAATGACGAGGCGACCACTAACTGTCATCTCTTGCGCGTATGGGTAAGCGGTACTATAATTATCTCCATCACTAGTCGGAAGTCCATAAGCAATTCCTGACTCTACAGCAAAACTCTGATTGCTTGTTACCCAGGTGACTAGACCGTTGTTGGTAGTCGATGGGCTTACGGTTCTACCACCATTAGCGTCTGTGTAACCCCTTGCCCAGCCACTAATCGCCATGCCACTTTC